GTAGCACTTTAATCTTTAATTAGATGAAGTTATACTCTAACAATTAGAATATATTTTATAGAAAGGCCTCCCAATCGGGAGGCCTTTTTTTATTTTGTAGAAAACAAAAAATAAAGGGGATATATAATCTAATAATACTTACATTAAACAAAAAAGTAAACAATATGAAACTACGTAAAAAATTAATGTTACTTGAGGAATTCGACGCTCAATCTAACGCTAAAGTAAATACTGAGGTCAAGGCCGAGGTTAAAACAGAAACTAAAACTGGAGAGGCTATTAGAACTGAAGTTATTGCTGATGTTGATGCTATCCTAACTAATCTAGAAACTCTTTCGGCTCAGATTACTGAAAACTTTATTAATGAATATAATGAAACTATATTAATTAATGAGAGTGCAGCTGAAAGTTTAATGAAAATGTTTAAGTCTATGGGTTCTTTGGCTAAATTAGCATCAACATATCCAAAAATGGCAGATAATAAAGCTAAATTAGAAACGGATAAGAAAACTTTTGGTTTAAAATTTGCAGAGAAAAAGGAAGAACTAGTTGCTAAGCAAATGGATAAAGCTAAAGAAGCAATGAATGCTAAAATTGATGCTCTTGAGGATCCAGCGCAAAAGAAACAACAAAGAGAAATGAGAGATACAAAATTAGAGGCTCTCAAAACACAAGTTGTAGCTAAGATTGATAGAAGTAAAGAAGATGCAGATAAGAAATTCGATAGAGATATTACAGATGCAGGTTCTGCTCTTACTAAATTAACAGGTGATAATAAAATAGAATCTCCTATTTTATCAGCTAAATGGGACGGCATGAGACTACAAATAGATAGAAAAATAGAAGATAAGTATATTGCCATTGATAGAAAAGCATGGGATGACTTTATTGAAGATCCTGAAAGAATTAAAAAATTAGAGGATTCAACAAAAGAACGTGCTAAAAAAGAGGCAGCTGAAAAGGATGAGCAATTAAAAAAATCAATAGAAAGAGCAAGAAGAGAGCAGGAAAAATTAGATGCTGATATTGCCAACGCAACTGGCGATGAAAAAGCAGCATTAGAAAAACTTAATACTTGGAATAAAGCATATAGCGAATTAAGTTCAGCCTTAAATTTAACTGAAGAATCAACACCTGAAGAAAAGAAAGCTGCACAAAATGCTTCTAAAAATCTAGGAGATGCACAGGATAAATTAAGTAAGAAAACTATGAAAGATGCATTTGGCTATGAAGATGACCAAGATGCAGATTCAGCATTATCGGATTTTACTGAAAGAGAATCTGAATTACAAGATAAGTATAAAGAAATTAAAACTATGGTTGGTGGTAGTGAAGATGAAGAAGATGAAAAAACATCACAGCAATTAGCTGACGATTTTATCGCAGATAATGAAGGTTTTAAAGTTATTACAGACAAAGGTGCTACAGTACCAGTTACTAATCCAGACACTGGAGAAGAAGAACAAAAGCCTAGATATGAAGGCGAACAAGATTTCACAGGTAAAAAAGAAGATGGTTCTGATGACGATGTAGTAACTGTTGGTAAAGAAATTGATTACAGTACCGATACTGATGAATCTAAAACTGTTGAAGAAGTAGCTGAAGAAGCTATTGGAGAGACTTTTGGTACTTTCACAGGCCCTCTTACAAAAGAAGAAGTAAATGAGATGGTGCCAGTCACTGGTGAAGATGGTAGTGATACAGAAAAAGCTAAGTATAAAGACAAGCAAGGACCTTTTAAAGCTAAGGATGCAGCAGGTAATGATACTGGTGAAGATACATACTGGGCTAAATTAGATGATAGCTCATCTGCTGCAACAGTAAGTGGTACAGATGTTAGTGAAGCAGTAAACGCATCGGGTTATATTAAAGCTGGTAAGTTAGGTTACAACGATCAATTCTTAGGAAGACAATCTCTTGCAGCAACACTATCATTAGAGTTAGGTTTAAACCCTAAAGATAAATTTGGTGGTGGTGATTGGTTAGGATTTGATCACGTATCGTTATATGCTACTGGCGGCAAAAACGGTGGAACTATATTAGATGACGCACTAACAGGCAAATACACTTACGATGAATTAAAAGCAGCTGCTGCTGAGTTCTTAGGTATTAAAGAAGCTGAAGAAGTTGAAGAAGTTGAAGAAGGAAATCAATTCGGTGCTGCAAGAGCAGAAGCAATTGCAAAAGGCGAAAAAACATTTAAAGTAGGTGATGAAGAATATCCTGTAGAAGATGTTTCTAAAGAAGACGAAGAAAACGCTGAAGAATTTGTAGAAGAAGCAAAGGAATTACCTAAAACTATTAAATTAGATGAAGGTTTAACAATTGCACAAAAATTCGCAAGATTAATGTAAGATTAAAGAGAGCGCTTAGCGTTCTTTTTAGCAAGTTTAAGAAACTCCTCTCGTTCTGCGAGCAGGAGTTTTTTACATTTATGGCGAAACTCAACAGAAGATTTAAGTATTCTACTGTCAATCATTGGAGCATCTAAAACATCATAGTATTCTGGATGTAGAAAGTTCTTAGGGTCAAAGTTCATAAACTTGGCCCTTATTGGTTTTAGACTAATTGCACAAACCCAATCTACTTCGTTATAATTTTGATGTAATTGTACCTTAGATACTGGAGTAAGACTTTCCCAATCAAAGTAAGTTTTTAACATACTGCTGTTTTTAACAGCAGGTCTTTGCATACGTAGCACACAGTGTATAAATTGATCATTCTGAGACCATTCCTTTATATGGCGATGTTCTACTAGGAATTTTCTATATAGCTTCATGAGTGGCTTTAAAACGATCCCATATCGGTTTTTTGGATAGGGTCCATTAGTACGTTGAATTTCTATGTTAAAATATGATTTCGCCATATAGTATTTATTCGTGAAACTTTATATGGCTATTCCATATAATCTACAAAATAAGTAGTATATGCAATCAATAAACCAACTCTTTACAGAGAAATATCGTCCAAAGAATTTAGAAGAACTAATTCTCCCAGGTCGTGTTATGAATAAGTTCAATGACGGACTAGTACAGAATATGTTATTTGCAGGTTCGCCAGGAACTGGTAAAACATCATGTGCAAAGGCAATTGTAAATCAATTTGAATTACCTTATCTTTATATCAACGCGTCCACAGATACGTCAGTCGATGTAATTAGAACTAAGATTATAGACTTCTGTTCTACAGTTTCAATCATTGATAAAGCAGGTATGTTTAAGGTGGTTATTCTTGATGAGGTAGATGGTGTATCAGATCAATTCTTTAAAGCACTTCGTGCTACTATGGAGCAATTCGCTTCTAATTCTAGATTTATTGCAACTTGTAATTACATTAATAAATTGCCGGATCCAATACTTAGTAGATTTGAAGTTATTAATTTTGACTTTGATAAAGACGAAGAGACTGAATTGACTAAGAAATATATTAAAAGAGTTTATGAGATCTGTGGTAAAGAGGGCATGACAATTGAAAAACCAGCTCTGGTAGAATTTGTACGTAGAAACTTTCCAGATTTAAGATCTACTCTTAATAAATTACAGGGCTATAAAACTCAGGGCAATACTAACATCACAGTAGAAGATGTTAAGAAATTTAATTCTGTCTATAAAGACGTATTTGAATTAGTATTTAATGAGACTGACCCAGCAAAAAATTATCAATTACTAGTAAGTAATTATGCGAATAAAGTAGATGATATTTTACAAACACTAGGAGCAGAGTTTGTAGAATATATACAACAGGAGAAATCTGCTTATATCAAATTTATACCACAGATTATTGTTACTGTAGCAAAACATCAAGCTCAGAGAGTACATGTAATCGATCCGGTAATAACAATGTTAAGTTGTGTATATGAGATACAAAGTATTATTAACTCCTAAAGTTTTTGCAAAATAATTGCCTCTAGATTTTTTTATGTCAATTATTTTGTTTATATTAGTACTGTAACATAAAGGCAAAGCCTTTCTTAATAAGAATAAAAATGAAAGTGGGAAAACACACATTATTAATCGACGGAAACTATTTTGTTTTCAGCAGACTATTTGTTTTACCAAAACCTAAAACAGGCAAGCTGTTAGGTGATGATAATCAAAAGAAGCAATTTATGCGCAAGCTATCAATTGACTTTGCATCAGAGATGCGTAAACTTAAAGGTTTTGTAGATGATGTAGTTCTTACCGTAGACTCAAAGTCTTGGCGTAAGGACTTATATCCAGATGCAGGCTATAAAGGTACTCGTAAGCCAAATAGTAATGTAGAATGGCCGGCAGTATATGAGGTCTATGAAGCATGGCAAGAAATACTTGCAACTAAAGGTGTAGTTGTACACCAAATACAAGGTGCAGAAGCAGATGATGTTATTTTTGGTTGGTCAACAGCTCTCAATAACCGAGGTAAATCATGTATCGTATGGTCGGGTGATAGAGATCTTATTCAATTAGTAAACTATTCAAAAGCTAATGACGCACATACAATTTGGTATTACAATACTAAAAAGTCATTATATGCATACGAAGGTTTTATGCAAGACATGATAGAATCTGCAGCTGCAGATATGTCAGAGGATGATATGCTATTTAATATGGGCGGTCAACATATGATGCGAGATCGTTATCAAAAACAAATCCTAGACTGGACTATTGCTAATAAGATAGAAACTACAGAAGTTGATTGTGAGCAGTTTATCTTTACTAAGATTCTTATTGGTGATAAATCCGATAATATTCCTTCTGTTGTTACATGGCAAAAAGAAATGAAAGCTGGAAAGTTGCGTAGTTACTCAATTACAGATAAACTTGCAACCAAAATATATGAGCAGTTTATTAAAGAAGGTGAAGACTTTAAGATTGACTATTTATTTTCAGAAGAACAAAAAGATAGATTGGTTGATATAATCTATAGAGTTGTTGGACGTACTTCTACAAACCTTATCAAGAATAATCTTACTAATAATATTGCACTAATGTTATTGCATAATAGAACTATACCAGACTCAATCCAACGTGCTATCTATAGTGCTATAGAAAAAGATTGGGAAGGTGCCTTAGATAACATTGAAGTGGTCCAGGACATGGAAAAAATACTAGAAGGTACTGATTGGCTAGAGGGTAAATCAAGTTATGCACCAGACCCATTCGCGGGTATGGACATTCCAAAAGAAGAAAAGGTTAAACCCATGAAACTTGTTGGTAAAAAGACAACGAAGAAATCAAACGAAGAGCCAACTAAAAAGTTATTTTAATGACACTAACTGATTATATTCAAATAGAAGAAATCTTAGCAGAAGCAAATGCACATGGTTTAAAACCAGAGGTTATAGATCTTGCTTCTAAAATAGAGGCACTTCATAATTTTTCAAAAGTGGATGCACATCAACATGCATTTAACACGCTAATTGGATAAACTTTCCAATTTATTAACATATAATCAATATGCTAGACGAAACTAAGTTATTTGACTTTGTAAAGATAATGTTTACAAAGCGTTCTCAATTTGAGAATATAAAAAACCATACAAAGAAGCGACATCACTTTATGATTAATCGCTTCTTTGCTATTAAATATCCTACTAATTCAAATCTATTTAATCTAAATGGAATTAGTGGTGCAAATGTTGTTGAGAGCTGGGGTCTGGTTGCTCAACGTTTTAAATCAGTTCCAGGTTGGTGGTATACTAAGACTAAAAAGTCTGCTCCCGCAAAAAAAGCTGATAAATATATTCCAAGCGAAAGGGCGGTAGATCTATTTCTAAAAAAGAATGAAATAGGCATGCGAGAATTTAATGAATTAAAAACATTTGCAAAAGAAGATTTATATGCTGATTTGCAAAAAATCGAGACTCAAATAGATGTATACTCAAGAAACTGATAACTTTACTGAAATTATAGATATTACTCTTTATAAGTACAATTCTATAGATTTAAAAATATGGGGTTTAGTAAAAAGAAATAATGGACATAAAAGCCTATCAGATAATTCTATTCTTATTAGAGCTGATATACTTAAGTCTATTATAAATTCAAGATTTAGTTATACTTTAAATAAAATAGAATCTCTCAGCGGAGATACATTGCACAAAGAAGCAACTTCTATCTACTTTCTAAATCATGTTTTTAAAACAATACAAAATTTAAGTTGGGTTAAGATAACTCTTAATAAAAACTCAAACTATAATAGACTAACTGAAATTGATGAAATTAAAACAATTAAGTTTAGTATTAAAACAATAAGAGGTACTTTAAAACTTTTTAACTTATTTAGAGTTAGTGAGCTAGATAGCGTTAATAGACTTCTTATACATGCTGGTATTTTAAGTGATGGTGAATATTTTAAAGTTTTTAAATTACAAAATCTATTACAATCATTAGATTTATACATATCTGAGCATAATTCATCAGACGTTATGTCATTATTAAATCCGATTATTCTAAAATTAGAAGCGTTTGAACAGGATAATCCTGAGGTGCTTTTAATCACTGATATTAACTCGGATATATAAACAAAACATAGGCAGCATGCCGGCATATTAAATGGTAACTAATTACACAGCAGATCAAATAGGAGATATATTCTACAGTACAATGATAGAGCCATATTCTGGTGTTAAAAAAATACTTGGATGGGATATTATAGTTGGTGTAACCACACCACTTACCCATGGTAAACTTAATTTTATTGATGCAATAACAGAAGTAACCTATACTGGAAGTACACCATTGCCATTAATTGCTGGACAAGAGTTTATTGTAGGTAATATTAAATATCAAGTAGATGAAATACTAGATGCTAATACATTTACATTAACTGAGGCTCCTATTTTTACAGCAACCGGGCTTACATTTTATTTATTGCCAGATAGTAATAATCAATTTAGCTATGAATATAGTTGGTCTCAAGAACCAGAGTCTAGTTCTGGTGGACAGATGAGTGAATTTTTACCATTAGGCCCAAGTTTATTAGCACTTGAATTTGATCCCAGTAAACCACTTTGGATTAGATTAAAATTAAGCGTCACTGCATTAGGTGATGCAAATGAAATAAGTTTGATTTCAAATTCATTTACACTTGAAACTGAAGCCGGCACAATAGTTGTTTGTCCTGATTTCTGTGGAGATTGTACAGATTCAATTGCAATGAATGGTTGTGCAAATATTATAGTAGAATGTGACGATAATCTTTATGACCCTTATAATTTAAATCAACCAACTAAAACATACGAACAGCTTACAGAATTGTCAACAGATATTTGGGGACACACTGTAAAATACTTTAGAGTAGAGCCAGATAAGAGAAGCAAGGATGTTATTCTTATGGAGTATTCTCTCTATAATGTTGTTGAACAAGGAGAACTTAAGATAATGGTTCCAGATAATGAAATGCCAACTGCACAATTTAGTTATGATATCTTTGGAATGGGATTTGAAGATTTTGAAGTTCATTTAACTAAAGGGCAGTTTAAAAACGCATTCGGTGTGGGCCCTAGTCCTAGAATGAGAGACTATTTATATTTCCCTCTAGTTAATAGAATGTACGAAGTAAATGCAGTTCAGTATGCAGATGAGTTTAATGAACACATGACATATTGGAAGCTCTATTTGAAAAAGTTCGAAGAGCGCACGTCAAATATTATTACAGATACTACAATCGAACAAGAGCTAGACGCATTAACAGTTGGTGTTGAAGAGATCTTTGGTGAAGAAATCCAAGACGAATATGTACAGACTACTAAACCAGCTCAATATCAAACGACATTCACAGAAGTTGGAGATGGAACTAGGTTTAGAATTAATACTGGCTTAATTATAACAGATGGTGAGATTAGAAATAAATGGACTATAGTATCTAAAAATTACTATGATCTTAGATCTTTAAATGCAAACATAGAGCTTTTAGTCTATAATAAAAAATCACAACATAGTGTTAAAGATAATTTAGCATTTACTACATGGATAAGACCTGGTTTTGTAGATAATACACACCAGATTATATTTGATGGTTGGGATAATAATAAAGGATTAGAGCTTAGTATTTCTGCAAATTCCACTATTGTTAAACTTAATGGCGATTTACATACAATAGACCACGATATTGCATTAGAAAATGGAACATGGTATGGATTTGTTTTTAATTTAAATAATGGGTTTAAGACTTTCTCAGTTTCTACATATAGATTAGATCCTATGAGTAACTGGCAGAATACTAATTCTATGAATAAGACTATTGAAAAAATAAATCATAAATCTAAAGTATACGGCTCAGCATATGGTTGGGTATTAAATAAAAAATACCAATTAATGCCTGCAAATTTAGATATTACTAATATTAGACTCTTTAAAAAGACTATAGGCCAAGACCAACATCTAAATGTTTTACAACAATATGTTGTCAGAGATAGTCAACTTGCACATATTATTGATAATGCAATCCCTTCAATTAATTTAAGAAGATACGACCAAAGCAGGTAATTTTCTAACAAATTTAATCTAGATTTGTTACAAGTATTTTCTAGATATATAAATTATAATATAATAATATGAGCGAAAAGAAACCGAGTATTTCAGAACAGGCAGATAAAATTAGAGAAGAGCTAGACTTTTTAATAGGAGATGAAGAGAGTCTGGATGTTGAAAGTGACCCAAATGATTTGCCGATATCAGAACCTTCTAAAGACTTAGTACCGCAAGTTAACTATACAGAATTAAAGTCTAGTGCGACTAGAAAAGCAACTAAGACTATTACTTCCTTGATGAAATTTTATCTCGACGCAGATATTATTGAAAAGGATGAATATATTGCCGCGAAAAAGAAAATGGATGAAATGACGATGTCATCGCTAATCTATCAATTACAGGCAGGTGAAAGAGCATTAACAACTCTATTAGAAACAATTGATGGTGGAGAGCTAGCCCCAAGAATGTTTGAGGTATTAGCAACCTTACAGAAATCCATGTTAGATATTATTAAATCACAAACAATGTATCTGATGGCAGCTGAGGAATCTACAAAGCGTATTGCTAGAGATATTGAGATCTACAAGAAGAGAGATGATACTCGAGAAATAGAAGCCGCGGGCGGGAATACTAACGATAAAAATGTACAAAGAGGTACAAAAGATCTCATGGCTGCAATACAAGCCGGAATTAAATCTTCCGATATAGAAGATATAGATGAAACTATAGAAGAATAAATGAGCGATTACGTAGGAGATAATAGGTGGATTCCGAAAGGAGAGTCTGATACAACATCAGAACGAATTGTTTGGTCAAGCAAGCAAGTATCTGATCTTATATTAGCACTAGACCAAGGATATAGACCTAAGATTAAACTTCCTTTCTATGAGGGTAGACAATATCTACGTAAAGGTAATATTGTATTTGAATATACTGATGAGGAAATAAGTGAGCTGGCTAGATGTGCCACCGATATTGTTTATTTTGCAGAAAAATATGCTGTTGTAATGACAGATAATGGTATTCAACAAGTAAAGCTTAGGGATTATCAAAAGAAAATGCTTAGAAACTTTCAACATGAAAGATTTAATATTGTTCTTGCATCTAGGCAAATGGGTAAAACAGTCACAGCTTCCATCTTTAATGCATGGTACTTAACATTTAATACTGATAAGAATACTCTATTACTTGCCAATAAATCAGATTCTACAAAAGAAATTATTGATAAGGCAAAAACTGTAATTGAAAACTTACCATTCTTCATGAAGCCGGGTATTATTAAATATGATGTCATGAATGTAAGGTGTGATAATGGTTGTCGATTAATAGGACAATCTACCACAGCAAAATCAGGTATTGGATTTACAATTCATAATTTATACTTGGATGAGTTTGCGCATATCCACCCCTCGATTGCAGATAGTTTTTATGAAAATGTTTATCCAACACTTTCAGCATCTAATGTTTCTAGAATTACAATTACTTCTACTCCTAATGGATTTAATAAATTTTATCAAATATATGCAGCAGCAGAAAAAGGCGATAATGTTTATAATGCACAGCGTATTGATTGGTGGGAACACCCAGATAGAGATGACGCATGGTATGAGCGAGAGTTAGGAAACTTAGGTTCGATCGAAGCATTTAATAAACAATACGGAAATGAATTTGTTAGCTCTTCTAATCTTTTATTAGATCCTATTGCTATTAAAAAAATGAGGAAGCGTGCTAAAAAATATGTCCATCATGATTTTGATGAATTTGATTATATTTCAATTGATGTAAAGGGCTTTTTAGAATGGGATTCTTCATTCGATATTGACGAATGTAGAAACCCTGAAAAATTTTGGTTGTTCTCAGTAGATATTGCAGAAGGTAATGGTGGTGATGCATCAGTTATTAATGTATTTGAATTACAGCCAATGAATATTAAGGAGCTAGAGGCTGTTAATAACGCTGGTGCAATGTATGACTTCTTTAAATTTAAGCAAGTTGCTAGATTTAGAAGTAACGAACATGTTATTGAAGATTTTGCAAAAGTACTCTATACATTGTCTGTAGATATATTCTATAATGAGAATGTCAAGATGATTGTGGAGTATAATACATATGGTACGGTTCTTTTTCAATATTTAAAAACAGTGTTTCCACAGAAGAATGATTTTGATGATGAGATGATTGTAAGATTTAAACATAGACATGATGCAAGGACTCTAAAGCCAGGTATTAAACTTAAATCTGATAATAAAGCAATATTTTGTCAGAATTTCTCTAAATTGTATGGAGATAATAGGATAGATATAACAGATGAAGAAACAGTAATTGAAGCAAGTCTATTTGGTACATTGTCTAATGGAAGCTATGGAGCTCAAATGGGACATGATGATGTCATCATGACAGCTATTACTGCAACTGAATTTTTTAATACTACTGACTATGCAGATTTTGTGGAAGAGGCTCTAGATTTTATAGATTTAGAGATACATAATAAAATGGAAAGTATATTATTTAAAGATAATGATAGCGAAGGAGATCTACAATATGATATTTATGATCTACTTAAATAAATTACAAGATTAAACCGGATATATAATAAAAGTAAAAAAAATAAATTAGAACAACTATGGCATTAAGTCCTCAATTACAACAGTTCAAGAGCTCAGGCGTATATCGCTTAGAGTTTGACAAATCACAGACGGTTAATATCCCTGCTGAAACTATTAGATTAGTTGTAGGTAGATCTAAAAAAGGTCCTTACAACACTCCAGTATTCATTGAAGATACTGAGCAATTCGTACAAGTTTTCGGTGGTATTGACAAGTCTTTAGAAAAAGATGGAATGTTTTTCCACAGATCAGCATTAGAAACTCTATCAAGAGGTCCTATCTTAGCACTTAACTTAACTACAGCAGATTTACCAGAGACACTTCTAGTAGACGCTGACCAAGTAAGTATGGTATCGTTAATCACTGATGGTGGAGAGCAAGGAATCGACGCAACGTTTTTAACAACAAAATATGCAGATGTATTTGATACAGATAAGTTCTGGACTCCGTCTGACGCGAAAGTGTTATCAGCAGCTAGTAATACTGAATCAAATTCAAGTAAAGCTATTACATTTACAAACATTAAACAAGATCCTATTACGATTATTGTAAAACAAGCTGCAAATGTTGCAGGCTTTGAAGTTACAGCAAGAGAGTGGTATGGTGAAGGAAATATTCCAGAAGGAATTGAACCACTAGAATATGTTTCTGATTACATGGTAGATGTTTTAGTCTATAAAGGTAATTTCGATGCAACTGCATTAAATAACGACCCAGTTTACGGACAGTACTTTGATGCAACTGGTTTAATTAAATCACAGCTAGGAGCATTTACTAACTTAAGAGAAGTAAGTTTAATTGCACAATATACAGGTTCTTTAATCCCAGAATTCGCGGATAATGAAGGAAGACAACTTTATATTGAAACTTTAATTAACTTAGAAGCAAGAAGAACAGGTTTATTCTGTGCAGTTAATGAAGATGCATTAGCTAATATTGATCTTATCGGTGAAGGTTTTGATATCTACCAAGATTACCAATTATTATCACATAATATCGAACAAGGTGTTTCTGTAGATGATGTTGCACTTGGTAATATTGTAGAAATTGATGGAAACGATTTATATATTAGAGGTCTTACTGGTAGTATACCAGCAGGTATTGAAGAAGATGCTTTCTTATTATCAACAATCGCTGGAGCAAATAATGAATATTCTCAAATTACAGCTATTGCAGATGACGGAGTAGACACTAAGATTACAGTTAGTGGTGCGTTTGGAATCAATGCAATTGATGGAACATATGAAACATTTACTACAGTTGGAACTGGGCCTTCATTTGCAGCAGCAAATGTTACAGTTAATCCTGATGGTAAATTAGTTATTGATGCTGCTATAGCAGATGTTACATTTAACGACTTAACAGCTGGTGCTTTCTTAAAGAGTGCATCAACTGGTGAAAAAGTAAAATTCGTCAACGCAGTTGAAGTTGCAGGACAAACATTATTAAACTGTAGTGGTCCTGTTTCTAGCGAATATGCAGAAGCTGGCGTAACAACATTCTTAGTATACCAAAGAGCAGCTACTGCTGTATTCCCAGTATATACAATTAACGAGAATGATAGAGTAGAATTAGTTACTGCTGGATGGACATTTACACCTGAAGGAACTGGTAGATCTTTATTCTCTAAAACAGTTGCTATTGCAGCAACAGAACCTGCATTTAATTCAAATATTAAAGTGGGTATGTATGTTCCTGGATCTGCGGATGGTAAATTATCTAGAATCCTACAGATTCAAAAATTAGCAGTAGCTGAAGACGTTTCCGCTGGTACTAAAACATATACTTATAGATTTATTACACATAGAAACTTAACTACTGAGCCAACTTACGCTCTTAAGAGATATGAAGATGCAACTTCAACTTATACAATGTTCCCACTTAATGCTGCAGTTATAAATGACAGATCAAAATCTGAATTATTAGCACAATTAACACCGGGTAACGGTTTATCAAATACTTTAGTTGATAAAGATGCTATTACATTTAGATATGTAATTGATACGTTTGGTTCATTAGAAGGGCCAACAATTCTTAACAAAGAAGCAATTACACAACTTTGTAAAGAAAGACAAAACGCATCAGCAATCTTAAACGGACCAATGGTACATGAGCTTAAAGCTTCTACTAATCCATCATTCTTAAATGCTGATACTGGAGCTTTTGAAGTAAGACATATTGCAAATGGTGGTAATTTAGATTTAAACCCAACGTTATTATATACGTTACCAAGCCTTAATGAAGGAGCAAACTTTGGATTCTACTACTCTCCAGGTCTTAATATCCTAGAGAACGGAAGAGTTAAAGTAGTTCCACCAGCGGCTTACGTATCTAACAACTATATTGATAAGTATACTGACGCATTACCTTGGTCAATTATTGCAGGACCTAGAAGAGGTGTTGTAGGAGGTACTAACGTACAATCACTTGAATTTGCATTTGATAAAAACGATAGAGATATTCTAGAACCATTTGGTATTAACCCAATCGTATTCGAAAGAGGAGTTGGTTTAACAATTAAAGGTAATAAGACTGCACAACAATCAATTCAATCAGCGCTTTCTTCTGCTCACGTAAGAGAGGCAATGATTTATATTGAAGATGGACTTGCTGAAATCTTAAAGAACTACCTATTTGAATTTAATAATGCACAAACAAGATTAGAGATCAAAACTTTAGCGGATAACTTTATGGAATCTGTTAAGAAAGATGGTGGTGTTTATGATTACAGAAACATTATGGATGGTACTAACAACACTAACGAAGTTATTGACAACAACATGGGTATTTTAGATACGTACGTTGAGCCAGTTAAAGGTCTTGAAATCTTAGTATCGAGAGTAACAATCTTGAATACAGGTGAAATTGCTACCGGTAACTTCGCATAAGAAATTAGATATATAAAATAAATACAAATATAAAGATATGGCTTTACCACATTATTCAGAGGATCAAACAAGCAAAAAAGGCAGAAATTTTGAGCCAGTTCAGGCTAACCTGTTTGAGGTAACTATTTTACCTCCAGCAGGAGTAGGTGGGCAGGAGTTGTTTTTACAACACATAAATTCTATCAGTGGTCTTGATGGTCTACACAAAGGAGTTGACGCAATAACTCAGAAATACAAATTTGCGTCTAGATCATACGCAGGTATGATTGGTGAAACTACAGTTGATGTAACTGTTAACTTTTCATTAAACTTAAACGATGCAAACCAAGCTTACTTATATAAGTCTTTAAGACAATGGTACAGAGCTCAGTACAATCCTGAGACTGGCGAAATGGGTCTTAAAAAGAATTATGTTGGTACAATTGTAATCGTACAATTTAACAGAGAGGGAGACATTTACAGAAAGGTAACACTTGATGATTGTTTCATTACATCGGGTATCGGATTCACTTCGGAACTAAGTTACGAAAGTGGAGATGCTGCTTCATTAGAAATTGGTTGGAGATCAGATGTATGGTCTGAAGAATTAAACTAATTATAAATTCTATAATAGAGGAGGAGTTCCTAGGAACTCCTCTTTTTTTAACCAAAGAAAATATATTATAATATTAACAGAATACATAATAAAATACTATGGAAAATACAAAGCTTACAAAAAAGCTACAAGTGTTACTAACAGAAACAGAAGTCAGCCAAATTAATAGAGTTATTTTAAACGATGCTTTAGAAAATGAAGCAAGGCCTGTTTCAGTAAGTGCTTTTATTAGAGGTCTAATACAAGACGAGTTATCTAAAAGAACACTAGAACAAAAATCGTATCTTAAACAAAATTTAAAAAACTTAAAATCAAAATAATATGTCAGAACAAAACAAACCTTCAGAAGAAGAATTGTCAAGAATGTTAGATGCTCGCGAAGGCGTTAACCAGACAAGTAAACCCACCGTTGATGTTGAATCAGTTGAGGCTGTAATTGACGAACAAGGATTAGGTAAAGTTAACATGAGAGATTTTGGCCCTACAAAGGCTGAAAAATCAGATGTATATCTAGGTTGGCACGAACTAGATATAGAAACATTGCCATCTAAAGGTAGATTTTACCCAGATGATATCGTTGTTAAAATTAGACCGGCAAAAGTTGCTGAAATTAGACACTTTTCAACAATGGATGAAAATAATTTATTAGATATTGATGATAAATTAAATGCTATTGTAGAATCTTGTACAACTGTAAATTCTAAAACAGCTAGAATGTCTGTAAAGGATATTTTAGAAGAAGATAGATTTGTACTTATTTTATCAATTAGAGACTTAACATTTCCAGAACCAGAAGCAACTTTAAAAGTTGAACACCAAACACCAGATGGTAAAAAACATGAAGTAGAAATTAAAAGAGAATACTTCCAGTATTTTTCAATTCCTTCAGAAATCGATAAGTACTATGATAATGAGCGTAAAGGTTTTTTAATTAAAACTAGAAACCATGGTGAGTTTATGATGAAGCCACCAACAGTTGGTACTATGCAAGAAATTACTAAGTATATTAAAGAAAGAAGAGAAAAGGGTCTAAATATAGATCAGTCACTAGTCCAGATTGCACCTTATATTGCAGTTGACTGGAGAACGTTTAACCAAAAGAGACTATTCGATTTAGAGATAGAAATGAACGGATGGGATCCTAAAAAATACATGCTAATCTACAGAATTGCAGAGCAACTTAAAGTTGGTTTACAACCTGAAATGAAGGTTATGCTAGGGGATGTGGAGGAGACGATCCCCATTAACTTTCGTGGCGGCGTCAAATCTCTTTTCATTGTTCAAGATCTCTCTGGAGAACTTCTTTAAGACAAAGTTTTATATTTATCTACACTTACATATCCAACCGAGTGAACTTGATAATATGGAATACTACGAGTACCATTATATCATTAAAGATTTAATACAACACTTAGAGAACGAACAAAAAGCGAACCGAGGTGAAAAAGACATGGCTGGCGATATGATGGGCAAAATGAAAATGCCGAATATGCAAATGCCGAAAATGTCAATACCGAAAATGGGGTAACGCGATAGCGATAGCCTATTAAGATTAATATATACAAGAGTCCTGCATTGTTGTGGGACTCTTGATATATATACCACATGCAATTTACATTGCAATAAAAATAAGGCATACTAGAACATCTTATGATGAATATTTTTTCAAAGTTAATAGGTCCAACTAATAAGCTAGCCGAATTTGCAGAGGAGCAATTAGAAGAAGCAAAAGCTTTAAACGTTATTACTATAGATCTAAGGGATGAAGTTAAATTATCTAATGAAGAGTTAGCAAAACAGACTGTTCTTTTAACCGACATTAAAACTCTTATTAAAGAGCAAATTGATTCTAGTAAATCAGGAGGCTCATCTACAGAATTTGGCGATGCAAGTAAATTTAAAGGTCTTTCTCCGGATAAGGCTGGTCAAATGGCTATGATTGCAATTGGTAGTATGGTAGCCATTACGGTGGCCGCGGCCTTAATACAATATACACCAATTATTTCTATAGGACAATTATTAACAGTGATCGCAGTAGCGGGTGCATTGGCATTAGTGGTGCCAGCATTCTTAGATATTGCAACTAAATTAAGTGGTAGTGAAGATGCCCTGGCTATGGAAAGTGATGGTTCATTTAAAGCCAGTTCTACATCCGGCCCTGGATTAGCAGGAGTTGGTGTGGCTACATTGGCTCTAGTTGGTATGGCAGTAACTATTTTACTTACCTCATTTATATTTAGCATGATTGTGCCACTTACACCTGCAAATGCAATTTCCGCATTAGTTATCGCAGCACTTCTTATTCCAATGGCTTATGCTTTTAGCTTAATTACAAAACAATTAGCAAAAGCAATTGGCACAAAAAGCGCAGGCTTTGAAGGCATGGAAGTATCTGGGACTGATACAAGTGGATTGGCACCTCTTGCTGGCGCAGGATTATTAAGCTTATTAGGAATGTCATTTGTTATAACAGTGTCTTCTTGGGTATTTTCACTTATAATGCCTTTAAGTATGCCACAAGCATTAACAGCAATACTTATATCACTTACAATGGTAGGTCTTGCACTTTCAATGGGTAAGATTATGGCAGCATTAAAAGAAGCTAAAGTAAAACCAAATATGAAAGGTGTAAAAATGATAGCGATGGCCGGATTAGCGATGGTCACTGGAGTTGTAGCCCTAGTCGCAGCATCTATTGCACTTCAGTTATTACAACCAATAACCATGCAGCAATTTATAGGAATGCTTGCAATTGGTATTGGATTAATCCCTCTTGCATTTTCATTTGGAATGATAATTAAAGCATTAGGTGAGGCTAAAGTAACAGGAATGAAAGGTGTTGGTTTAGTAATGATCGCCGGATTAGCAATGTTAGCAATGGCCGGAGCTATTGTTGGGATATCTTACATATTCCAATTATTACCAGATACGTATACTGCACCACCTTTATTATGGTCTATTATAGTGGGTCTTTCTATGGTAGCATTTGCGTGGAGTTTTAGTACTGTTATGAAAGCAGTTAAAGGAGCATCCTTAAAAGAAATCGCGTTTGGAACAATAGCTACAGTATTAGTTGCAGTTGCAATATTAGGTGCAGCATTTGTATTTACACTATTTCCAGAAGAGACTAAGGCTCCAGATTGGAAATGGAGTTTACAAACAGGTTTAGCTCTATTAATGTTTGCACTTCCATTTACACTAATAACAATACTCTTTAAATCTATGAGCGTTGGTATTAAAGAAATAGGAATGGGAACACTTGGATTAATTGCAGTAGCACTTGGTATTATGGTGACTGCACATATATTTGCTTATTTACCGGATGATATTCCAGAAGAATCTCCATTCTCATTTGCATGGATTTTAGGAGCTGCTGGAGCTATATTCTTCTTTGCAATTCCAGTTGCAGCAATTGGATTAATTGCAACATCAGGTGTTGGTGCCGTAGGTATTGTATTAGGTGTTGTTGGTATGATTATAATTGCAGCAGGTATTCTTGCAGTAGCATGGATATTTTCTGCGCTACCAGATCTTGGAGCTATTGGACAGAATATTACAAACTTAATCTTAGCACCAATTAATGGTATTGTAGATATCTTGGCTAGATTAAAGAAAGAAGTGGGTGTTAGTAATTTATTACCAATGGCCGGTGGTATTGCAGCAATATCTTTATCATTACTTTTATTAGCAGGAGCAACTGCAGGTATTGCAGCTGGTGGTGTTGTTGCAGCAATTGGTAGTGCGGTAAAAGGTTTAGTTGATGGTATTGCAAGTTTCTTTGGTGGTGAAAAATCTAAAGGACCACTTGATATATTAGATGATTTAATTAAGAAAAGAAATAAAATAGCACAACTTGCTAAACCATTAGGAACTGTAGCATCAGCATTAGAAGGTATTATTTTAGCCGGAAATGCAGTTAAGACTATTAATAAGTTTTTGCAATCATTAATAACAATGTCGTCAAGCTATGGCGGAAGTAGCCTTATTGAAGTTGCAGCAAACGGGCTAAGGAATGTTGGACATGCTTTTATGGGTGTAAGAAGCGCAATGATTGGATTTACTACAAAACCGCTACATGTTTTAACAACGTTATTTAAGATGAGAAAAATGATTGGTATTACTGCTAAGCACATGGCACATTTAGCTATATCATTTGCATCATTTGCCACACAGGCGTATATTGCAGGTAGAGGTCTAAAGTTAATATCTGATGCGTTTGTAAGAATGACAAATGTAGATGAAACTAGAATAAAACCTGTTCTGGATTTCATGAAACAATTAACAGCAGATACCTATATGCCACAAGCCATGGCATTTAAACTTATGGCTCCGGCGATAACTTCAATTTTAGGTGGTGGTGATAATCAAGGCTTCTTTGATAAATTATTTAAGAAGAAAGAAGAGCAGCATCCATTTGTTAAAATCATGTATGCAATGCACCAATGTGCAGATAAAATAGTTTTATTAGCACAGCCTTTGGTTTCGGTGGCAGCTTCATTTGCTCAAATAGCAACCCAACCTATTAAGAAAGTACATGCGGCTACTCACATGTTTAAAACATTATCTGATTCTAGCTTTGATAAACAAGCTAGGGCTTTAAAATCTATTGCAACTTCAGTTGAAAGGATTTCTGATGGTAGTAATAATATGAATGTTGAAGCAATTGATTCAAGTACTAAAATGTTTAGAGCACTGGCTTATTTAAGTGCTACTGGAAAGGATAATGCAGTTGCAGACTTAGGGAATGCTTTAGTAGATGCAATTGGAGAGCTTGGTAATATTATGGCTGAATTTGGAAATGCAGTTTCTGATGGAATGGGAGATAATAAAAACATTATTGAAAAAGGGTTAGATGCCATTGGTCTTGGCTCAAGCGCACCAGCAAGTGCACCAAGAAGTGCACCTCCAATAAATCTAGGCCCTGTGGTTAATGCAATTCGAGACCTAGAATCTAAACTATCAGATGATGGTATAAAAATTAAGAAGATATAATGGGTACTTTAGGAAATGTATATGGTAATATAAATAGTTCTACTAATGCTGCAACTAAAAATTCAGGTAATTTAAGTACTAAAGCAGATGCACAGACTAATAAGAATACTAAATCTGAGATCAATATTACACAATTTGATAATTTACCATCAAAGGGTACACAAAAACCTTTAGAAGATTCAAATAGTAATTTTGGCGATATGAATAAACAGTCTGCTAAAAATAATAATCAGATAAATGAAGTTGGCGACCCTAAAGATCAAGCAGATAGCTTGGATCTTAAGTCAGCAATAACAGATAAGAATAAAGACTTTAAAAAAGTAGGGCAACAAAAAAACCCGGTAGCAGACACTGTTGAGACTGTACACCCAGAAGATCCAGGAAAACAATTTTCTTATAAAAAAAATAAAGAAGCGCCAGTAGAAGATCCTAATAAATCTGAAGCAATGGGCTGGTTAATGGAGCAAATGTTAGAAAGTGCAACGGGCTCAGATCCTGATACTCCTAATGGAAAAGCACCAGATGCAGTAACTAGAGATAGTGAAATGCCAGGTATAAAGCCACAAAAAGATTCAAATCCAGCAAATAATGATAGGCCTAAGCTACAAAAGGCAAAGCCTCCTACTGAGATTAAAACCCCACCTGCTAGAAAGAATCCAGCAATGAATCCTACTAGTTTTACAAAAAAACCAATGGGGGCAATGGCTAATATTCCAAAACCTAATATCCCAAAGTTTAAGTTTTAATCTGAAACAATACACTTCTGGTCTATATAAATCCTAAATATAGACAAATGATTACAAGTACAACATCACATTACAAAAGCTCAACTATTAATTCAGCAACATATAACTTTGCAGACAAGACCCTGACTGTGGTTTTTAAATGGGCAACTTATGTTTATGAAGCAGTTGATGTGGCAACATGGGTTAACTTTAATTCAGCAGAATCTCAAGGTAAAGCACTTAATGATTATATTAAAGGTGAATTTGAATATGCTAAATATGAAGAAAAAACTCCAGGTAGTTTACTAGATGAATTACCTCCTGCAGATTATCAAATGGGAAATTAAATAAAAATAGTTCTTTAGCCTAAGAATAAAAATAAAAACAGATAAATTATGGAACAAACAATTGCATTTGTTTTAGGTGTATTAGCAGTGCTGGTGATAGCTGGCGTTTACAATATGTTTAAGACTCGAGGACAAGTTAAAGATTTATATGAAGAAATTGAAGATATTCATAGAATCATTAATGAAATAGAACGACAATTAAATCAAGAAAGTGATTTATTAGATCGTAGAATTGATGGTGAAATTGATCGCCTAAACAAAACATCGGAAGATCTATACAAATATGTAGATTCAAGAACTGATAAGATGGAATCAAGATGTGATTCTAGATTTGAGAAAATAGAAGTAAATTTAAAAAAATAAGTTAACCTTTAGGCTAAGGGGCTATTTTTTATAAATATTAAATAATTATGACAAAGGCAATAATCGTACAAAGACTTTTAGATAAAAAGCAAATCACAGCTGAAGAAGCAGTGGTTTTACTTAAAGAAGAGACATATAACCCACCTTCTTATCCAATGTATACTCCGAACCCGTATTACGATACTCCGAATACAACACCACCCCCAGTATGGTGTTCGGATAATACTTCCAATACTAAAGAAGATTGGGAATATTCAGATACTAAATATACAGACCCAAATAAAAATTAATATACTAATGAAGAAGCGCAGATCATCGCGTGGCCAAGATTTCAATCCTGAGGATAGAAAACGCAATTTGAATTTTAAAATAAAAAAACAACGTTCTCTAGATCGTGAGTTTAATCCTAAAAGACTTACAGATCTAAGGGATTGGGAAGATTTTGAAGAAGATAACTATGAGTGAAGCTGATTTTATACATAAACACATTGAGTCTATATTAGATATCCCTGGAGATTTAAGCTCAGGTATAAATGGGTGTGTTAGAGAAAGTGCATTTAAAAGAGTTTGTAAAATTTTAAAAAAACATGGAGCTTCCAAGCCTATTATTATCGACAAGATTGTAGACCCAGAAGTAGAACCAACATATATAGTAGAAAATGGGCAATGATATGATTTTTTGGGATGATATGTGGAATCAAAGTGATTCTGATAAATCCAAATGTAAAGAGGATGGATGTTGTGGAGATTGGGATGAATTTGGCGTTTGTAATTGCAAAAAATATTCAAAATAATTGCCTCTAGATTTTTTTATGTCAAATATTTTGTTTATATTAGTACTATAATTAAAAAACAAACATATGGCAAGATTTAAAAAACTTACAAAAGAAGATGCTAGATACTCAACAACAGGCACTTCACTTAAGGGCTACCTTAAGACAGGAATTCGATTTACAGACCTTTATCAAACCCTAGGCGAGCCAACATTTAAGCCAGAAGATTCTGGTGATGGCAAAATCCAATATGAATGGGTTATAGAATACAAAGGTGATATATTTACAATCTATGATTGGAAAACATATGATGAAAGATATACTTTAGAGGAGTATGATAGATGGCATGTTGGTGGTAAAGTTTACTCTGGTGACTTTGAAGATTTAATTGAACAACTCGTAAAAAAGAAAACACATGCCTGAATTAGCAGAACTTAAATTAACAGCAGACTATATTAATTTTAATAGTAATGGTATCAAGTACGTTGGTGTTGAGAAGAGCCCAGTCCACAAGGGAACTGAAGTTGACATACCATTCAATAAGTTCACGATAGTTGCTGAGAGTCGAGGTAAGGAGCTCCGGTTATGGTTTAAAGACTTTAACTCGGATAAATTCATGACTCTACAAATGACAATGGGTATGAGTGGCCATTTTCAAGTCACAAATACCGGTCAAGAACCAAAACACACACACCTTAAATTCTTTAGAAAGGATGGAACTACATTAAGTTTTGTAGATGTAAGGCGATTTGGTAATTGGAAACAAGGAATTACTTGGAAAGCCAACCGTGGGCCAGATCCAACAACCGAGCCACGTGAGTTCTTCTTAAATATAATGACAAACCTTACAAATAAGGCATTTAAGAAGCCACTCTATGAGGTATTAATGAATCAGAAATGGTTTAATGGGATTGGTAATTATTTGCGAGCAGAGATCGTCTATCGAGCCGAAGATGTGGATCCATTTCTTCCAGCAGCACAGCAAATTGCAAAATACCCTAAGATTCTAAAATTATGTACAGATATTCCAATGTTGGCATACGCCAAAGGAGGTGGAAGTATTAGAGATTGGGATAATCCATTTGGATCTGATGCTATTCAAGAAAAATTTATGCTCTGCTATGGAAACAAAACCATGGATAATCGTATAGACTCTAAAGGTCGTAGATTTTGGTATGATCCTAAATGGAATGCACCAATGCATAGAGACGATTTAAAAGATTGGGATTATTATAGCGGCTTACCAAGTCCTTTAGCATATAAATCATAAATAAATTGATAATGAGAAATACAGTTAAATTACCACAGCCACAAAAGGATATTATTGTAAAAGCATTACAAGTTTATCAAACTGCATTAAGAACGCTAGAAGATAAAACTGAAGATCAAGAATATACAGACTTTGATATTACTGCTTTAACTGGAATGTTTAAGGATAGTGATGTTGATGTAAGAATTGAATTAGATGAAGAGGTACACAACTCATTTGTACACCGACATGGTGTAGATTTTCCAATGTATGTTTAACACCAAAGAGAGATGACAGAAAAGCAACTAATAGAATTAGACTTCACTCGCAATGACGAGACAGCTGAGAGTAGTGGAGCATCAAACGATTGGCACTACTACACCTACGATATAGGCAGCTTCAGCTTAATCTCAGCAGCAAGTGATGAGGTTGAGAATGATGAGTGGTTTGTTGATGTATTTGAATCTCCGGAGATTAGATTTACTGATCCTACAGAGGTAAGTATTTTATTGACGTTACTAACGAACAATTATACAGAGAGATGAAAGCAGACGAGCAAGGTAATCAATATTGTAAAGAATGCAAAAAAGAAACTTGGCATACGCCTAAATTAGGTTTATTTTTTGAAAATAAAAG